ATTTGCTTCGTGGTTCAAGAGGTGTTCCCAGCACTACACACAACAGATTCGACTTTGCGAATCCCGTTGTGTTGGCTAGAGAGTTTGACGATTACCCAGACTGGCGTGGTCATGTAGTTAGTCTGCTCTCCGGTCATGGTTACACCCACTACAAGCTAGAGGACGTTGACGAACACATTGTCACACACGTGTTGACCAAGAGATCTGGGTCAGCTGTGTTTGGCAATGATAATCTTCAACGGTTTATACTCAATGAAATCACCACCGATTTCCCCACTGTTCCACTAGGTATACAAGTAAGTTCTGCCGCACGGGCATATCAGGTATTGTTGGCTATGAGGTCGTATGAGACCCTTACCACCATACCTGCTCAGGGTGGGAACTTACCGCGTGTGACCTGGTGACAGCGCAGGCGAAACCTTGTCGGAGTCTTTACCCGTGGGATCCGGCAAGCGTATGGTACACGCTGCACTATGAAGCCGTTTTCTAGTGCAGGCAGGTTTAAGTTGGTTAGTAAAAAGGGGAATTGCAATTGGGTTGATGGAGATATCATCTTCGGTCAGCACACTCAGCAGATGTTTGATAAATCCGAGTACCGAACGGTATTTGGTCCTAGCTTCAGTAGTAATGCCAATATGTATAGGGACGATACAGTTGGCATACGTGGAGCAGTTAGGCGAATAACTGCCAAGAGGGAGATCGAAACCCCAGGGTTGCATGAGAATCTGATCCGGAACCAATATTCTATTCCAGGGAGCTTAACTGCTAAATGGAAGATTTGGTTTCAGAATAGGCTTAAGGGCAATCTTGATAAAGTGACCGACGCAGAAAGTGCGCGCAATGAGTGGTGTAACGCAACTCATCCGAAGAAAGTCTTAAGGGTTAACGCCCAAAGGGATCTCTTCGCAGATGGTAGACTACATTCTCACTCAACATACATGCGTTGTGTCGATTATAAATGCAAAACTGGAGAATTACTACCTGACAAAAAATACCTTCGAGCGGTCGGAGATTGCACGACATTAGGTTCACTTAAGTGCGGATACTATATGGATCATGTCAAGACTGCTTTTGAGGGAACATTCCAATCCGGTTATGGTCGTTGCGAATTCGTGAAGTTACCCGATCTTAGTAAACTACGTTCCGTTTTTCGGAAATTGTTGTTTCCAAAGAGAGGATTTTATTTCTCTTTTTTTAGCGACGACTCCTGTGTCGGATTTAAGTGCTCAAACGGCACTTTGGTGGCCAATTTGGACATTTCTGCTTGCGATGGAAGTAACTATAGGCCTGTGTTTGATATTTTGAGAGAAGCAATGTCCGTTGATTCTAGGTTTAACCTAGATGTCCTCGGTGCCTTTCTCCAACTTGAAGCATATGCTAAGGTTACTGACCCCACAGACTCGCGTAACAAATTATTGATGAAACCAGTTGGTCCCGTTCTATATTCTGGGTCTGTTCTCACTACATCAGTGAATAACATGGCCAATACACTTATCTTCCTGTCCATCGCTATCAGATGGAGGCCCGAAATGACCAAGGAGGAAACCATAGTGTTAATCCGAGAATCTGCCAATAGAATGGGGTTCATACTTAAAGTCGATATATGTCACGTGATGAGCGACGTTCAATTTCTGAAACATTCTCCACACCTTAATCAAAACGGAGTTATTGACGCTGTCCTTAATCTCGGTGTCCTTATGAGAGGCTTTGGTACAGTCGTGCGTGACTTACCGGGTTCATCAAAGGACAATCTTAGAGACAGATGCAACGTATTTAATTCTGAGGTGATTCGTGGTTGGATACATGTAGGTAATCATATTATCACACATGCTTTCAGAACAAAGATAATCGCAAAACGTTCGAAGAAGCCCATCTCCCAGGGATGGATTGTTGACAATGTGACCGGTCGACAATTGGGGAACATTAGTACTAGTGAACTGGCCACTAGATACAGGTTGCCGGAGGTGCAACTCGAAGAACTAGCCGAAATGATCGTCTATGCGAAAGTTGGAGACTTTATATGTCATCCTGCTTTGGATGTGATAATGGCGAAGGACTACGGGTATTAGTCACCTCTTGAGGGTCGGAGGAACCTGAGAACTTCTTGCTACCACGGG